GTCCATGATGCACCATTGTACTTTAAAATTTGTCCCGATGTCGCTCCAGATGTATTAACGTCTGATAGCTCATTAAGTTCATCAATTAAATTAGTTCTAAATTCTGTTGCTGAAAAATCAGTGTCAGTTAAATTTATAGATGTTGTTGTTAACCCAGATTGTGATGCAAACACAACTTGATATTCAACTGCACCGTTGCCCATTGACGTTTCGTCACCAATCGTAAATGTAAACACGTTATAACTGTATCCAGTTGTTTGTCCTTCATATATCATACCAGGGTTACCAGCACCCGCAAAGTTACCACTATATGACATTGTGTCGCCACTGACTGCTTTAAATACTGCAAACTTATTTCCAGTTGCCGCCGGATTAATTGCTCCAATATCAACTGTAAAACTTAATTGTATTTTTGAACTAGAATCTATTCCTGTTAAAGTTTTTGTTACAATAGTACCTCCTGATGAATAAGAATCTCCAATTGAATTTAAAGTCAACGAAGATACTTTATCTATGGAATAGTTCGCTACCGCTACTGCCGGCGACTGCCATTTAAAACTTGTCGTTCCATGATCATAATATAAAATTTGACCATCATTAGATGCTGTTACTGTGTCAACATCATCAAATCCAGTGATACTTTTTGTTGGAAATCTTGTGTCAAAGTCTGTGTTGAATGACGTATAAACCGTGTCATTGTCTGTCGCTGGTGTCCATCTTGAGTTAGCATTATCCCATTTTAAAACTTGTCCATCTGTTGCAACAGTGTTATGCACATTTGCCAAATCGCCAATGTTGGCTACGGCAATTCTAGCATCTGCTAGTGTGTTTGAAAAATATCTATTTGTAGAGCCTTCTGGTAGATTATCTGTGTTTCTCTGACTTAGATCTAAGTTAGCACCTGTTTGTAGATTAATTCTAGCATCTGCTCTTGCATCTGTGTAGTATAAGTCTGCACCTTCTGCCACATCATCTGTTGTCAGTGTGTCAAATTCAACTGCTGTTTCACCTGAGTTTACTCTTAGATACTGTCCTGCTGTGCCTGTGTAATTCGCTGGAGTGTCTGATAAATTTATCAAACTTGTGCTGATAGCACCAGCATTAATGATATTGGCTCCACCAAAATCCCAGCCACCTGTGCCATCGGTGTTATATCCAAGTGTAGCAACGATTCCGCCACCTGATTCAACTTCAATACCAGATACCTGTGTACCTGTTAGTGTACCACCTTTGTTAACTGTGATTATTCTATCTTTAATTTCAGTGTCAGTTGTTGATGTTGATATTTGTGAACCAGTAACTTCAAGATTACCGTTTACAACGAGGGTTTGCCCCGGTTTACCAATAATTGTTTGCTCTGCCATATGATATAATGCTCCAATATGTATTACTATTATTTAGCAGATCTGGCCAATTTATAATATGTGTATAGTCAAGGGAAACCCCGGAATTAATCCGGGGTTTCTGTATTGATATCTAAAATTAGATAAATGTTGCGTTTGAAATAGCAATTTTTGATAGGTAGTCTGCTGAATTACCAAGTGATGATGCAGTGTTTGTTAACTCTACATAACCGTATCTTGTCATAAAGCTCACTACTGGTTCAAAAGTTGACGGATCCACAATAACGCCTGAAGACATTAGTGGGATATATGGACAATAGAATGCCGCCGCGTCTACTTCACCAGCACCTTTGTAACCAATCAATACTGGAGAATCATCTACCAAGTATGAGTTTACATATACTCTCATTGCGCCGTTTAATGTACCAACAAATTTTGTGTTAGTTGGTGCTTCGAAAGTACCTTCAGTTGTTCTTGCGAACGCTGAAGTTGTTGCTGATTGTAAAATTGTCAAAGCCTGTGGAGAAACAACAGCCCAGTTCGCCGCGCCTCTTCTAGTTCTTTGTGCAATTAAGTTTGCTTCTCTGTTAATAGCAACTGCCAATGCCGCATGTTCGTCACCAACAAATGTTGCTGTACCTGATACAGATGATTGATTGTATGCTGTACCTGAACCTGCTAATGCTGTTAATGAACCAAGAACTTCTTGGTCAATCTCAGCAGTAATTTCTTGTGCTAATGCCGCCATTACTTCTGCTTCTACATCTAAACCATGCATTGCTGATGCGTCTTGTGCCGCTTCAAATGTCCAACGTGCTGATAATTTACGTGTTTTCGCTTCAACAGTTTGTTTTAAGATTTGAATTGACATTTTGTTACCAGCTTCACCTTCTAAAGATGAAGTTGATGCACCTGCTACTGGTGATTGTGTACCAGAACCTGGATTAGCTGAGTAAGATCTTGCAATTTCAAAAGGTGAAAGTGCTTCAGCACCTGCTGTTACACCGTCTTTTGCATCTGAGTATCTAACTCTTAATGTGTGAATTTGGCCTACTGGACCAGTCATTGGTTGTACACCAACGATTTCGTTAGCGATAACTGTAGGCATCACACGTCTGATAATTGGAAGAATTACTTTGTTTAAAGCCGCTACGTTGCCGGCACCTGTTGCGCCAGTTGAAGCCGCCTCAGCCAAGTAAGTCTTTGTATTCTCAAGGACAGTTTCCATTGATTTTGCTTTAGTGCCTGAAAGGCCTTCCATCAATGCTGATTTAGTTTCTGTCCAATTTTCATTGATCATGTTTGTCATTTTACTTTGCTCCTAGACCTGCTAGTTTTCTAAGTTCAACAATGTCACCTGTTTCTGAACTTGTGTCAGCAGGTGCTTCTCTATTACCAGTTACCTCTGTTACTGATTCAGTAACAATAGTTTTATTTGAAACAGCTGGTGCTGATTCATTTAAAACTGCTGGTAAGTATTTGTTAAACTGTTTTTTCAAATCACTTGTTTGTACAGATTCAAGCAATTCGTTCATTACTCGACGCTTGTCTTTAGACAAGTTTGCAGTTAGCTCTGTAAGAGCTTTTTCACGTACATTCTTATCTTCAGCAATTCTTAACTTCATTTGAATTGCTTCGATTTCTGCGTCTTTTTCTTTTAGTTTAGATTCTGTGTCAGTGGTATTTGCTGTTACAGTTTCTAATTCTTTTTGAAGTTTTCTAACCTCTGTACCCTCGGCTAGATGAGAAGACATATACTCGCCGGCGAAAGCGTCAAACACTTTTCTACCAAAGTTGTTTTCTTTAGCAACTTTGATATCTTCTTTAAGTTGTGACATTTCGCTTTTTAAACTTTTCTCAACTGTTTTTTCAACAACTTTAGCCGCTTTAGAAACAAAACGTTGTTTCGCTTCAGCAATCATTTTCTTGCCTTCCGCTACTAATTTAACTTTTTGTTCTACAACTGCTTTTTTGTCGTTTTCAAACTCAGTTAACTCTTTTGCTAATTGTTTAACAACAAAGTTTTCCAATTTTGCAAAATTGTTTTTCAAGTCTGTTCTGTCAGCGTGTAGTTCTTTTACTTCTTTGGCTAATTGCTCAGCAACAAATTTGTCTACTAAACTAGTATGTTTTTCAATATTAGTTTTGTAAGCAACTGTTTGCTCAGCCAATGCCGCTCTGTCAGCCTTAAGTTCTTCAATCTCTGAAGTAATTCTGTCAGTAAGCATTGTGTCCATAGCCTCAACAATTTGCCCTTTGTCATTTTCATAACGTTGAGCAAATTCATCGCGAAGTTCAGCAGTGATCTCTTCTCTGGCTTCATCTAACTTAGATTTCCACGTTTCTTGAATCTGTGTTTTCAAGTCTTCTGAAATAGCATCTGACTCAAGTATTCCGTTAAAAATATCTGCCATGAGTAGTTCTCCTTATAACTTCAACTCTTTTATTAATTTGACTATCTCATCTCTAAGATAGCCTTCTGCTTTGCGATCATAAACAGCGTCAGCGCCTATACCGTATAAACGTCTTCCGCCTTTCATGTTCATCAAACCTTCATATATTGCTTTTGGATAAGCATCTGGTGCCGATGGTTGTGCAACAATGTCCACAGTAACGATTTCAAAATCAGCAACTTTGCCGCTTTCGTTTACGTTACCAGTACCTCTTGATGACACACCCAATTTTGCTCCGCTTTCCAAAAGGGTTTTTACAATGTTTCCCATTGGGGTTGGTAAAATTTTAAGTTTACCAATTCCGTTTGGACCGTCCATCCACATTGATTCAATCATGTGTGATACACGATCTAAATTCACTGTTAATTCTTCAGGGTGATCTGCTTCACCTAGCACAGAATAACCACCTTTCAAGCGTTCGTCCACTGAAGCTACCGCTTTTTCGATTTCTTCAAGTGGATAAACACGTGAATTTTGATTCTTTACTCCGCCTTGGATGAATACACCTTTCATGAATAAGTTCTTCTTATCACCTTCGCCTTCATGTAATACTTGCATGCCGGCTTGATCAAAAGTTAAACTTTCTAAAAGTGGTTTAATCATCTTGACGATCTCCTATAAATCAAATTATGCCTTAGCCTTTGGAGCAGGTGATAATTTTGCTTTCTCCTGTTTTGGACTGTCTGGATTGTCCTTAACAGCAGGTGCCTTACCGCCTTTTTCCTCACCGCCTTGTGCAATGTTTGATGTTGAACCACCCATATCGTTTTTACCTGATACTGGTGATTTTGAATTAGCACCGTTGTCTCCACCTTTTGGAGTTGCAACAGCTGATAATTCAGTTGCTTCTTCTAACTCTTCGCCATCTTTTGAATCTGACTCTTCGCCTTCAAACGCAACTTCGTCAGCAACTTCAACTGTTTCTTCTGCTGGCATTTCAGGAGCAGGCATTTCTGCTTCTAAATCATCAGCGGCTTCTTCGTTGTCATCACCGTCTTCGTCTTTGTCTTCGTCGCCCATCATTTTTTCAAATTCAGCTTTAAGATCTTCTAAAGCATCTTCTAGATCGTCAACTCTGTCTTCAACTTCCTCATGATCATGGTCATCGGCTTCGCCATCTTCATCACCATCATCTTCGTTAGTTTCTTCATGCTCAATTTCTTCAGCATGATTGTCTGCTTCATCTTTGACAGCATTGGTTAAATCTTCTTCTTGATCGCCTAAACCGCCAACTTTTTCTTCAACGGTTTCGTCACCTGACTCATCAGTCGCTTCTTCAACTGCTTCTTCATCTGAATCTTTTGCTTCTTCTACAGCATCCTCATCTGAATCTGTTGCTTCTTCAACAGCATCTTCATCTGATTTTTCTGCTTCATCAACTGCTTCTTCAGTGTTTTCAGTAGTTAAATCTTCTTCGATTTCGTCAGTTTGATTTTCGATCAACTCTTCATGTATTTTTCTAGCCTTTTCAACAATCACATCATGTAAAAGCTCTTGAGCTTTTTCTGATTCGTTGTTAACTAGATATTCTAGAACTTGTTCTAGTTTAGACTTTGTAGTAGACATATCGTTAATCTCCATTATATTACTAGTAATATCGTATAAAGCTCAATAGAAAGCTCTAACGTATATGTTATTTACTTATTTATAGGAAAATTAGTGGAAAAGGCGCCTATTTTGACTCGTTTTGTAATAATAATGTAATATTATTATACAGCAGGCGGTTGTGCGTACATTGTGGCCACAAATTCACGGTTTTTTTCCTGATCTGCTTTACGCATTTCACGTACTTTACGCAATTTGTTTAAGTGCTTTAATGTAAGTCGTGTTTTACGACCATCTTCAATATGAGCCATATGATAGTGATCATGCTCTGGAAAATAGTTCTCTTTTAGTTCACTGTAACGCATGTTTGTATTTACCTTTTTCCTCTACGAGCTTTAAGTGCCAAGTTTGCACGTTTAACACGTTGTGATGCTTGACTGAACTTTTTAGTGTATGATGATCTTTTACCGTGTATTGAGCCTTTTGCTTGACGTGTGCTTTTCATTTTAGCACTTTGTTTAACATTTAAGGGTTTATTACAGGTACTTGGATTAGCAACAATACGCCCTTTTCTAGGTCCTGTTGGACATCTAAAACGTTGTGTTGTTATTCTTGATTTGCCTTTTG